ACTGCTCGCTTGATTGCTGAAAGCGGCGAGGTGGAAGATTTGGTCAACAGACTGCAAGAATCTGAAGACGATAACGGCAGGTTAATGAAGCGCATTGCCAAGCAGGAAGAAAGAATCGAGAAACTTCTAGCATCTAAATTTGCCGCAAGCTCACCTAAGCTCATAGCCAAAATAATCACACTAGCCAGCGAGGTAGAGAATAATGAGTGACGGATGGGATACGGACTACTATGAACTCCCTGAAGGGGCTAGGGAAATGCAAGACCTGATTGAGCATCGGGGCATGAACTTCGCCGTAGGGAACATCTTCAAGGCGGTGTACCGCATGGGAGAGAAAAATAATACGTCTCGGGAGTATGATTTGAATAAAATCATATGGTATGCTAACCGGGAGTTGAACAGGATACGAAAATGCCCACCCGCGAATCTACACCAGAATACTACGCTAAATACCACGGAACCGCCAAGGCCAAGCGAGAGCGGGCGATGCGGAATAAGGCGCGTAACGACGCAGAAAGAGAAGGACGAGTTCATAAGGGCGATGGAAAGGAAGTAGACCATAAGAAAGCTCTGTCGAATGGCGGGTCCAATGCCAAATCAAATCAGCGGGTGGTCAGTCGCAAGACCAATCGTTCCTACAAACGTAATGCGAAAAACCGTCCAATTTAACTGGAGTTAGAAATGGATAAGCTAATGGCATGGCTCCAAAGCAAAATGTTCTGGTTGCCGATGCTTGGCGCTGGTAAGCGTTGGCAGGTCGGCACTGTTACGGTATACCTTTGGCCCTTTGTGGCGGTAGGGGTGATTGTCGGAATCCTACTCGTCTACCATTGGTTGTTCAGGTGAAAAACCTGCTCAACAACCCGAAGCCTGTTGTCTATGCGATCTTGTTATTCCTCCTTGGGTTTTTCAGTATCCGTTCCTGCGAGGCGAGTCAGGTTGAGCTTGGCCCATCACTGCTGAAAGGCTATGGCCTCGTCTACTCTGAGAGCCTTGGCGAGTTCGATATTGGTGTCATGCTCATCAGCGATCAGGAATGGGATGGCACACAAACCGCCGGGAACAATGGCGGTGTCTTCGGTGAGCGGTTGGTACGGTTCAATAAATTCAGCATGGGTATTGGCGCTGCATATTGGGTCACTACATCGAAGGTGATCGGCTCGAACCTAACCTTCCATCTGTCAATGCACTATGACCTCAACGACAAATGGCGGGTGAACTATCGACACTGGTCAAATGCCGGGACAACCAACAACAATCGCGGTCAGGACCTACTCACGCTGGGATGGAAATTCTAGCGAACGAAGGCCCTCGGCCTGTAACGCCGCCCTATCTTGAGGCGGTGTTGCTTTGCCAGCAATCTGAAACACCTATTGGGTAGGTACTTCCACCTATCCAGTAGGTGCATGTATATCGCGGCGAACTCCGGTCCATGATGCTCAACGTCTGTATAGAACTCAGCGGTTAGGAAGTGCGATAATTCATGCAGCAGCGTAATCCCGTTCGCACCTTCCCTAGCTCTGTTCAGAACTATCTCATGGTCAAACCATGCGATGTGGGTGTTCCTTCGGGTGTTGATGAAACGGATGTTTGGTACGGAGGTGCCGTAGTAGGCGCAGACCTCCGCTGCCAGTGATTCAAGCTGACAGCGGGTGCCGGTCGTGTGGGCGCAGTGGCCGCTAACTCCGTCTTCTAAAGCATATATGGCATTGCTACTTCCTCCCATCATCAAAACGCCACTCGCCATCAATGATGGGGAGAATTGCTCGTTTGCCGTTGGCGTAGAGGATTACATGGGCGTTCATCCAGCTTGAGGGGCCAGCGTTGTAATCAACTCGCAATTGGGTACTCGTGCCAGCCTGATAACATCCTTCCTCGATACCGGGGCTGTGGCTGTGTCCTACGATGGTCTTGACACCTATACGGCGTAGGTTGCTGCGTGAACCCCTAGAACCATTCGGCCCCTGATCTCCATGCAGTGACAACTCGATACCACCGAGGACGAATGACTCATCCCGTTTCAGACACGTGATTGGAGCGTTACCCTTCAGCCTGTCAACCCAATAGGGGAACGGATGGGGTACGGTATTACCTGACTTGATTTGACGCACGAGTTCCAAAGCTGTCTCCAAGTAAAACTCAGAGTTGTCGGGGTCGTAGCGCCAGTCTTGCTCGCGTAACCACCGCGCTAAGAAGTCATCGTGGTTGCTCGGAATGACGATACCTTTCCGGCCATGACACACTTCAGCCAGCCACATCACATCCTGAATAATTTCCTCTTTCACAAGGTGTAGCATGTTGACGCGCTTGGCGACTTGCGCAAACGGGTCTTTGCGAGTGTGGTGGTTCGTACTCGCGCCATCATGCAGATCATGGAAGATCAGATACTCGGGGTTGAGTACGTCCACCATCCCGCCGGGGTGGAACGTGGTCTTCTCCACTTGCTTGCACATGGTGGCCCGGTGGGTATCGCCAATTACTAATGCGAGCGCCGGGGCAGCGGGTGAGACTCCGTGCTGTGAGTATTCATGCTTCAGGTCGATGAATGAACCATCGTGCGCTGCGTTGACATGGCGGATGAAGAACTTCCTGCCGACGATCTCTACGACTACGGCAGCGAGACTGTGATGGAACTCGCCAACCTTGCCTGATTTCGAGTCGGTGTAATTCTTGACTGTGCAAGCGCCGGTCGTGGTCAGTAGTTTCGGGTACCTACCTGACGGCACCGCAATCGTCTTCATCTGTATCTTCGTGTGACCAATGATGCCTGACTCTTTACCAGTCAATGAATCGAATCGCGACAATGGCGTTGCGGCAGTTGGTTGGGTCTTCACATCGGCAACCAGTACTAGATTCTCGTTGAGCTTCTTGCGCTGATTGTATAGGTACTTCTCGGCTTCACTCTGCGCGAGTTCCGACAACCATATCTCGGCGTTCTCCTGCGATGCAGTCCATTGGCTCGTTGCGTTCTTGTATCGCAATGGTATGACGACAAGCTCTGCGCCATTGTGTTCGCAGTATGTGCGAAGGGAGTTGAAGAATGGCATGTGCAGCGGTGTGGCATTCTGCGCTGCTGTGATGACGAACCGTTTGATGCCAGATAGTTTGCGTGCGAACCGTGGATTGGAATCTGGCTCCCTCGCATCACCTTTCTGATCTCGGTACGGTGCGTCCGGGTTGGTGGTCGTGTAGCAATGCTGCCTTTTCGGATTACAAGTCCAACGCTGCTTACCCGATGGCGTTAATCCATCCTTGGTAAGCGTTACTCGTTGGCACTTGGGACACGCCCTATTCGTTACGGTAGGGGTCGGCGTATTTTTCGTAGAACCTTGCTTTCTTTTCATCGATGTTTGCTCCGTATCGTCTGAACCTTGATTCGCGAACCTTCTTGCCTTTCACGTTCGAGAACAATGCCTCGTATCTGATCCGCTCTTGTGGGTTCGCTTTATTAAAGCTCCGTACTTCGCTCATTACCTGTCGACGTTCAGTCGGCTCGGCCAGTCGGAACTGCCTTAGTAACTCCTCCTTACGATCCCGAGCAAATGTCTCGGCATCCTTGATTGCGTTTTGGCCTTCGTAAAACTGGGCGATGCTCGTCGGTGCGAATCCAAAGAACTGTGGAACGATTTCGCCGAAGCCCATCTCACCTGCTGCGATAACCGTATCGCCAGCATTGTTCACAAGTCCTTCATTATAATACCGAACTGAGCGCAAGAAGTCCCGTGCAATCTTCGGACTCATCTGCTCGATGCCCTTCATTATGTCACCTTGGGCGATCTTACCCATGCCCCGCCCGAGGTTGATGCCTTGGTTAAGCGTCGCGCCACCGAAGCTGGCTACGATGCTACCAATCGCACTTTGCGCAGTGTCGCCCCTCATATCGATGAAGTACAACGTGCCCATGCTCATGCGAGTGGACAGGTCGACACCCAGTCCAGCAGGGATGCCCTTGCTCAAGAAGGTAGCCACTGTCGTTCCAAACATATCGTTGAAAGTTGAGGTCATCAGTCTGTCGGATGTCCGGCCACTGACGGCGTTGGCAAATGTGTAAGGCTCATCGTCGTCACCCAGTGCCATCATTGTGAAACCGATGGCCCACTTGATCGGCTGGAGAGTCATGCCCACCATCCCGCCAACAGCAGCGTGCGTACCCAGCAGGCCAAGCAACGCTGACCGTGCTTCCGACTTGTTCATAACACCTGCGTCAACCATCCCACGGTAGTTTCGGATGAGATGCGCATACATATGCTGCGGCCACTGCATGAATTGGAACAGGAGTGGCGCAACTCCACCCATCGGCCCACCAGCCTGAAACAGCGGCGGCTTGTTATTCGATGAGTAGTTGAACTGTGTTTGTGAAACGATGTTACCAGCGTACTCAGTCGCGGCCTCAACAGTCTCGCCCGCATTGATCTCAAGCTGGTAGGCTGCAAGCGCGACAAGCACACGGTTATTGACCTCGGTGAGATGCGCCATGATCCGTGAAGCATCTATCACTCTGTCACGTGTGTTCTGTTTCTTACCGGCTGCTTCGTCGCGCATCTCCGTAAACACGTTGATGTCGATGATGTGTTCAGCACGTAGTTTCTCAAGCAGTGCGATATATGCATCCGCACGCTGCGGGGCGTGTTCCTTAATGTGATCTTCCAACTGGCGTATCACATCGAACGCTTCTTCGGTCTTGGCCTTGTTGCCTTTGAATATCGAAGAAAAGCCACCTTTGGTCTTACCAGCTTGCTCGATCAGAGGGTTCTTGATGAGCTTCTGAATATCTCCCATCGCTGAAATTGTCGCACCCCATCCATGACGGCCAGCAAGGGTAGGCGCTGTCACCAACCAAGGCTGTGTGGCGTTGATCGCCCAATACGATGGCGAGGTCAGCATAAAGAAGTGCGTGTACTCGACACCCTTGCGAACTAGCTGCTGTATGTCTGGAAGATCGACGGACATTTGATCGCGGTCATGGAGATGGTTGACGATTGCTCGTAGCTTACGTGTCGATACATCATCGTCACCTGCCTGACGACGGCTCACGAAAGCATCCATCCCGCGCAGTGCTTCGGCCATCTTCCAGCCAAATTCAAGTTGGGCAGTGTAATAGGAAGCCTGCTTCGCGTAGGCGGCAAGGTTCCTGTGTTGCGAGTCATAGTTCAGGCCCCGCCGGTTCTTCCGCTTCATCTCATGCTTGCGGAAAGATGCCTCGCTGAGACTACGGAGGTACAAATTCTTGATCGCTGCCTGCGCTGCGGGGTTGCCGTCTAGCGTCTGGATGATACTGTTCAGAGCTTGGTTCGATCCTATGTCAGAGTCGGTCTGCTTGCTACGCTTCTTCTGTGGGTCGAACACGTTCTCGGCACCGTAGTCCTGTACGAGCCGTGCATGAGCTTCCTCAATCTCACTCACTGATTCAGCCATCACGAACTCACGCTCGAATGTGCGAACTGCCCACCGACCATCGTCGGTCTTTAGCATCTGCACATCGAGGGTGGGGTCGGTTGCAGCTATATTTTTGCGAACCCCCACTGCTTCTTTGCGATCCTCAAAAATTTGTTCATCCGACATTCTCTCTGCGTATACAACTTCGTCGCCGTAACGCATGGCCGGGAAGTAGTCGCCCTTCTGTTGACGAGGCACTACTGACATTCTGTATATCAAGTCGATCATGTCGGACTGAGCTTCCTCGGGAATGTACTCGTTGAGTGCTGCGGCCAGTTCTTCCCGCGACTCAATCTTCCCGAGTTCAGCTACGTTGAACTTCGACTCGAACACATCTATGTCGAGGCCGATGCCCTTGCTGTTAGTAAGTATGCCGCGCAGTGCAGACTGCAACAGGAACAGGTTCTCCCGCTTCGATGCTTCGGCGTAGTATGACTTCGCTGCGTTGTAAACATCCTTCGCGTCTTGTGATAACGCATTGTACCGAGCGTGCAGTTCGGTATGGACAGCGGTCTGCGCTTCATTCATGTGTTCGTTAGCAGCATGGTCGGCGGCTACACTCGCGTTGATGCGGTTCATTGATGCTGTCGTACCGATACGGCTAACTTCCAAAGCTGCGTCAGGGTTAGTCTCCTCCAGCTTCGTCCACTCACGAGAGACATTCTGCGGCGCGTTCATGTACTCGCTGGCTCTCGCATTGCGGTTGTTGAATGCCTTGCTGTACTGCGTCAACATCGACTTACCGTCGACCATGAAATGCTTGGCGTAGTTCTCAACGAACTGCTCCATCGTTTGTATGTTACGTAGTACTGCTCCGCCAGCGTCTTTCACGCGCTGGACGATTCCGCTTCTCTGTATGACCTTCGACCACAATGCTTCGGCAGTGCTGCGAAGTGGGCCATCGAGTACATCAAGGTGCAGTAGCTCTTTGCCCGCACGAGCGACACCCGCTTCGGCGAACAACTCCGACTCAACGGAGAGCATCGCGTCGAGTGCATTACTGACGTTGGGAACATTCTCCAGACCTAGTATCTTGGCAATGATGTCTTTGATTACCTTCCAGCCTGCTTGGATGCGGTTAGTGGCTCCCGGCAGTGCTACTGGCAAGCCCTTCAGGTGATCTTGGATTTCAGGGTTCGAGAAGACCTCGGCAACGAACTCGTCCAGCGGTATTGGTTTCCCATCCGCTTTGTTCAGACGTAGGCCGTAAGGGACGTTCTTCGGTCCATTTTCTTTGATCCATGCGTCACGAGCCATCGTACGAAGTTCGTACATCATGGTCTGCATCTCTGCGTTGTTAGCCAGCCCATTTACCGTGGCGGCGTGCATCAACTCATGCATCATCGTGTGGATCGCTTTCGCGCCAAGTATTGAATCACCAGACAAAGCAATGTCGGATAGCTGACGCGCATTTAGGTACGCACGCTGTGTAGCGGCATCATAAACACCGAGGGACTCGCGCTTCTTACCGAAGAACTTCGAGTCTGTCCAGTCGTACTGTAATGTCACACCTGACATATTCAGCGCACGTAATTTAACGGCGAGCTTATGGTAGAAGTGATCGGCTGGCAGTTGTTCGATGAGTGTATCGAGAACTGTATTCGCATCCGCTTTGGTATTCCTGTCACGGATCAAATCACCTACCGCGCTCGACGCAGTTTCAAGGACTTCCGAGTATTCGTCGAGATTGATTTCTTCTAAAAAGAACTCTGTGCTGTTAGACTCGATGAACGTGTCGAGGACATCTCTCGCCGTTTCATTCTCTTGTAATTTAGCTTCACGAGCCAAATCACGAGGCATCGCAAACGCCTTCAAACGGTCAATTACACCCTTGGCCTCACCCTTACTCATGGTCTTTGCGTCCAACCTAGGGCCAACCAGACGGTACGTTCTGCTCGCATACCCGCCAAAACTGATTTTCCCCATGCCCGGTGCTGTATCTGTCCATGCGCCGAGCTTTCTAAGCCCGCGTATGAAACGCTGCTCCAGTCGCTTAATGCCTCTTACAGTGATCTTTGCTGGCGATACAAGTTGCTTAAGCCTCGAAAGTAACGCATTGGCTGTGTTGATTCCGGTGACTGCTTTTACTCGATCACTCTTGTCGCGTTCTTCGCGTACTG